GCGAACAGAAGGATTACCAGAAAACAAAGAACGATTTAGAAATCGCAATAAGGCGATTGAAGATGAACTTGAAAGAAACCCTAATAATCATTATTATGCTGGAGACACAGAATTAAAACCAAGTTTTAAACCAAATGATGAGTTTATTCCTGTCGTTTTTCATGAACTTTCTGCTGATGAACTAACTATAACTCCGTATAAATTCAAATTTCCGTACAAATTTGACAAAACTGTAACAAAGTTGTTTAATGGAAAAAGAGAAATTGGGAAAACCGCTGGAGAACAAGTTCGTTTATATTTTCTTGTTGAAGGAAAAACTGATTCTAAAGATTTTACAATTCATCATTTACAACTTGTAAGCTTAAATCCTCATTTCAATTGGCTACCTTTCCATCAAGGAATAGCAAATGGAACTTTGTCAGTAGACCATTTGTTAGGAAATCACGAACGTTGTCATCCAAATCTTCTTGAAGTTGTTCCAAGAGATGAAAACCGCAATCGAACAGGTTATTTCGAACGAACCGAAGCAGAAATTCAAGGTGATATACAGAGAAGTGAAAACAGTTCAATTCCAGTAAGTCTCTTTGAAAAGGGAGAACCGAGATGTGATGAGAATGGTATTATTGAATACAAAAATGTCTATGACTGTGCCAAAGCAATTTATAAAGGTGAATATGATGAAGATGAAATTATAAAGTTAGATAAAAAAATAAGAAATCGTCTAAATGGACATACAAAATCACCAACAATTGAAGGCTACGAAGAATTCACATATAAATACGGTCAAAGCTATCTTGATATACAAGAACCAATTACATATGATGTGTATGTTTTTGAAAATAAAATATGGAAACTAAAAGAAAAGGGTGTTCTTGAAGTAGTTATTACATTTGAGGAATTGGAAGAATGGCGTCAAAATATGATTAAAGATAAATTCGACCATATTCCTGAAGGTCATTCAAAGTCTGGAAGGATTAATATTAAAACAAATCAAAAAATTGAATTAAGAAATATGACTTACGGGTCTTGGAATAAAATGTTTAAAAGACGGTCTTATAGAAATTCTTGTATTTACGCTTTATCATTATATTGGTTTGGAACAAAAGAAGAAATTGAAAAATTAGAACAAAAGAAAATTGATAACGAAAAAATAATGATTTGTCATAATGACGGAGAGTTCCCTCACCCTTGTGTGAAACGTCCAAGTGATGTTGGTGATGATGGTGAAGAGAATTCTAATCAGTGGGGGACATTTAGAGTTGATACAGAATCTAATAATGGAAGAGATAGATCTTATGCCAAAATAAGAAAAGATGAAAAGAAAAAAGAAGGGCATTTTAAAGCGTTTAAGGTTAAAGATGGTAAGCAAATTGATGATAAAATTTTCTTCTCTATGCAACATTTCAATTTGTGGGCAAAAGCAAATGGATATACAAATAAGTTTAAAAATATCAATACAATTTTAAACTCAGACAAATACAATAAGACCGAACAAGGTCTAACCTTCGAAACGCACATATATCCATCTGAAACTCCTATTGAAGTTTAAGATTTCAAAATAAAAAATAAAATAATTTTAAATTTCAAAAAACTTAAAGGGTAATCACCGCTTTTTTAATAAGAAAATTTCATTGTTTCCTACATAAGGAACGCACCTAATTGTGAAACGGTCGCGCTTTAGCGGTGAAACAGCCTGAATTTTTATATTTTCATAATATAAATGGAACGTTGTCGAAACTTGAACAATAAATCAATAAATGAAAAAGGTAATTATATATCAGTTCTTATAAAACGTGATTATAGATTTAAAAACAATTGGTCTTTTTATAACGCAATTCTGCTTTCAAAAAAATATAACAAACCTATTGCTGTCTTCGTATTTGTTCCTAATAAATTATCTGATGGAAAAATGCCTTCAAAATATTCTCCTTTCTTTCCTAATCAAAGACATCATCATTTATTCAAAAACGTTATTACAAATTTTGCGGATGAATTATCAAAATCTAATATATCGTTACAGGTAATTAGAGGTAATTCACCTTATGAAGCGATGAAAAATATTTTAAAAGAATCAGTTGTCCTTTTAACTGACTTCAAGCCTATAAAAAATTTCAAAGCAATTGATAAGGATTTAATAAAGCATTCACCTATTAGAATTATACAAACTGATTCTCATAATGTTATTCCAGCGTGGATTGTTTCAAATAAAGCAGAATACTCTGCTCATACATTTAGGTTGAAAGCACAAAAATTGCAATCACAATATTTAACAAAAATTCCAAATTATACGAGTTTTAAACAGAAACCTATTATGAAGACAATTTTAAATTTGGACGAGAAATATTTTGATTTACATAAAGATGTCAGTATAATAGACCTTAAAATGACTTATAAAGAAGGATATGGAAAATTCAAATCTTTTGTTGAAAAGAAATTAAAACACTACTCTAATGAACGAAACAATGCTAATAAAGACGTGATATCCAAGATGTCAACATATGTTAACTGGGGCGTTCTGTCAGCCCAAGACCTTATATATAAAATTAACAAGCTTCGTAAAAATGATAATGTAAATACATATTTAGATGAACTTTGGATACGTCGCGAGGTCGCAGACAATTTCGTAAATTTTAAGAAGGATTATGAAAAGACAAGCTCAGCATGGAATTGGATGCAAGATTTGATGAAAAAGGAAAAATATAAAACAAGATATTCTTTACAAGAACTTGAAGATGCAAAGACAGACGATGCTCTCTGGAATAGTTCAATGTGCGAATGGAAAAATACAGGCATCATGCACGGTTATATGCGTATGTTCTGGTGTAAACAAATTGGTGTTTGGAATGCCTCTAAACAACGTGCGCTTGACATATCTAACTATTTAAATGACAAATATAGTTTAGATGGCTATGATTCAGGCGGTTATACAGGAGTTGCGTGGTGTCTGCTTGGCATTCATGATCGACCCTTTTATGGAAAGCTTAGACCGATGACCTTAAACACGCAAAGAAAGCAATTACAACCGTATATTGAAAAAAATAAATGTTAAAAAAAAAATATATGTATAAAATATACAAAAAAAATGGAATTTAAAAAACTCTTCGTTGGCCCACTCAAATCTAAAGAACACTGCAAATATTTCCGCATCATTAATTGGATTCTTGTCGTACTTCTAGGCGTTCTCTTTTTAACGATGACACTGGTTCTAGTTACTTCTACTAAAGAATTCAAAAAAATGTATCTTAATGAACGTTATGCGGTTCTTTTACCTAGTGCTATTCTCCAAGTATACGTTGTTCGTATTATTCACGGCATGTGTCTTAAATCTCTTGTTTAAGTTTAGTTAAGAACAATTCATATTTTTTATATGTGTATTATATATAAAACAAAATCATGGTAAAGATGAATAAAACGAGAGTTGCTCTTATAGCAGTTGTTATTGTCGCTATCGTAGTAGGTGTCCTTATTAAAACAGACAAAATTTCTTTAAAGTCTATTAAAGAAAGCTATGTTGATTGCGAAGGTAAAGAACTAGTAGGTGGTAGTGGATGTGGTGATTTAGATAAAGATTCGTGCGAAAATTATTACAAATCTGGAGGTGACAAAGGTACTCACCGTTGCACTTGGCGTCCCGATTCAAATAATGGAAAAGGTGCTTGTAAATTCATTTCAAAAGATACCAGTGACACCAGTTCTACTCAATGCTCTAAAACATCCGGTAATTCAGTAGGTGGTAATAAGAATAAGGATGATGATGAGGATACAGGATTATTGATTGGTCTTGTCGTTGGAACGGTAGCTTTATTAGCGATTGGTGGTGGAGTTTATTATTATAAGAATAAAAACAAAGAATACTAAATATTTATATATGTGTATTATATATAAATAAATTATGCTCAAACTAAAAGTTCCAAAAACTTTAAATGTCAAAAAACTTCGCGATGAAAAACTTGTGGCAATTGTTCTAAGTGTTGTCGCTGTCATATATGTCGTTATGGTAACAGGTACTAACAATGTTCGTTCGAAAGTAGTTTCTTTCTACAATAGCAAGTTAGGTCTCGGTTTCGCGGTTATTTCTTCACTACTTGCTGTAATTCTTCCCCGCATTCTTAAAAAACAGAGTCCTAAAACACTAATATTAGCTGGTGCTGTTACAATTGTAAATCTCTTCTCTGTAGCTTATTCTGCGTCTGCTAAGGAAGATTTCTTGGTTCCTACCGGAGGCACGTTAAAATTCACTGATGAAGAATCCGGAAACAAAGTATCAAAAAAATTCGAATTCACAAATTCTGATGAAATTGATTTTGGTGGTTTAGGTTCTGACTATGATGATGATGATGATGATGAAGATGATGATGAAGATTATGATGATGATTATGACTATGATGTCGGCGATCGCTACGGTGGTATATATGAAGATATGTCAAAAAGTGACCTTAAAGAAGCAAAGGACCGTTTAAAAACAGAGAATAAAACGAAGAATAAAACAGAAATAAAATACATTGCATCTTTAATAAAGGCCAAGAGAGAAGGCGGCGGCGGCGGCACCTCCACCGGTGCCGGTAACAACAGCGGCGATCGCTACGGTGGTATATATGAAGATATGTCAAAAAGTGACCTTAAAGAAGCAAAGGACCGTTTAAAAACAGAGAATAAAACGAAGAATAAAACAGAAATAAAATACATTGCATCTTTAATAAAGGCCAAGAGAGAAGGCGGCGGCGGCGGAGGCGGCGGCACCTCCACCGGTGCCGGTAACGACGACAGCGGCGACGAAAGCGACGTTAAATGTGAAGGTAAATCCAATAAGAAAATCGGGAAAATCATTAAAAAGTTAAGGATCGAGAAGAAAAGTGCGAAAGGTAAAGACAGAAAAGAAATCAATAAAAAAATCAAAAAATGTCGAGCTCTCAAAAACAAAGAAGACTTCATGAATTTTTTCAAAAAACCTGAGGAGAAGAAAGAAGAAATAAAAGAAAAAATAGAAGAGATAAAATGTGAAAAGAAAGTCATTACTCCGAGTGTTTCGAATATTTCCGGTCCGGATTTAGGTGATGATTTATATTCTCTTGTCGACTTTGAGAAAAAGATTATTGTTTAAAAAATATATATTCTTAATATAAAGAATCAAAGAATGAATTTGAATAAAAAACACATTATAAATATATGTGTTGTTTTCTCGTTGATAATTTTAAGTATAGTAATTATATTATACAAATTTAATGTTATAAAAGAAGATTTAACTATGGATGGTGTAGATGTTCGATTCGTTGACACAGATAAAGGTGAAATTGATGTGAAAGAATTTAAATTGGGGAATAAGAATGAATTAGTTTCTAAAACAAAGTCGACTAAAAATAGAAATTATGAAAAAGTTTATAATAATTTGAGTGAACGAATTAACCAACTAGACTTTGAAAGAAAACAAAATGAAATAAAAAACAAATTAGAAAACTTATTATCTGATGGAGATTCAAACATAAAAAAAACAGATGGACTTGATACTATTAACCTTTATCTTGAAGAATTAGAACAAACTAAAGAGAATAATGACATAATCGGTAGAATGAACAATCTTTTTCAACGAAAAACTGGAATATCTATTGAAGATAAAAATGTTGAAAAGAAAGTTGATGATGATGATGACGAAGATGATGATGACGAAGATGATGATGATGACGAAGATGATGATGATGACGAAGATGATGATGACGAAGATGATGATGACGAAGATGATGATGAAAGTGGTCGCAAATACGGTTACGGTGGCAAATATGACAATCTGTCTATAGACGAACTTGAACGTAAAAATCTGTCAAAAAGCGAACTTAAAGAAGAAAAGAACCGTTTAAAAACAGAGAATATAACGAAGAATAAAGATAGAATAAAGGCAATTTCTGGCTTAGTAAGTCTCAAGAGAGAGGACAAAGGCAAAGATGAAGAAGACAAAGGCAAAGGCAAAGATGATGATGACGAAGATGATGATGATGACGAAGATGATGATGACGAAGATGATGACGAAGATGATGATGACGAAGATGATGACGAAGATGATGATGACGAAGATGATGATGATGATGAAGAAGAGGCAGCAGAAGAGGCGGAACTAAACAGCCGTAAGGCAGCAAAAGCGGCAGCAAAAGCGGCAGCAAAAGCGGCAGAAAAGGCAAAAAAAGCGGCAGCAAAAGCGGCAGAAAAGGCAAAAAAAGCGGCAGCAAAAGCGGCAAAAAAAGCGGCAGCAAAAGCGGCAGCAGAAGAGGCAGCAAAATCGGCAGCA